TTCCAGGCTAATTCCGGATCCGGCATCGTTTAGGTACGTTTCGAAAATGTTCGCGCAAGGGTTGCCTGATTGCTCAGGTCCTTGCCTTATATTTAAAGAATAATCAACAGTGGTTGATACAAGCGTAAACTAACGTCACGTGCCGAAGCACCCGCTAGCCATACTCGCACACCTCAACTGAGGTATTCCTGGTCTCTCTAGTCATTGACTGCATGCCTTGTGCCCCTCGCCGGCTGGACTAATCGGTCATTAACCGCCTCCAGATCACCGGTGGTCCCACTCTTCACTAGCTATACAAACTTCTCGATCCCTTTTCCCCGTCGCTGTTTAGGCGATGAAAGGAGGTTTTCACGAGCTCTGCATAGTAGCTGTGGTTGAATTATTCGTTCACACAAGACAATAAGTATAACCCCGAGATGTCCCCTATGGGCTTTAATCCACTTATCCGGTTGCCTAACGCTCACCTTTTGGGTGTCCAAACGGTCCGGTACCAGGGGGTTCCCAGGGCCTCACAAGCCGAGTTGCTACCACTGCTTAGGGAATTACCCTATGTCTTTGGTTCTGAACACGCGTGAGTACATCTCCCACCTCTTGACATCACTAATCATATCACCTAAAGTTTTAAGTTTAGACGATGTAATCAGAGACTTAGGAAGTGGTAGTGCACCAAGATCCTGCTCGATTGCTCGAACTGAATCCCAAAGAGCTTCAATCCCCTCTAATGACTGAGGATCTAACTCTTCCACCTTGGCCCTTAAATCTCTCGCATCACAAACCACGTCGAGATAACCCTCACGGTATACCGTTTCATTCAAACTATCAACTACTGTAGGCGCTACAGCCGCAGTCAAGTCATCATGTCGGTATATTCGATCTGGCCCCCTCTCTGTAGTCCCGTAATGCTCCCGATCTCTATACACGGTCCCAAGTTCCTTAGCCTTCGCTAAGAAAGGTTGAAGACTATCCAGTCGTTCAAGAAGCTCTCGCTTCTCTCGCTCCCAGAATTGTGTTAAGAGTCGCGAAAGCCGAGACTCTGAAATTACGTATTGGCTAAAGATCGATCGCATCGATAACCAACCTAATAACCCCAGAGACCCCGGCATTCCCGGAGACTTAAAGGCAACGACGTAGTTTCTCAATCGTTTGGAGAGGGTTTGGAGGTGAGCATTCATTCTACCTCTTGCTTTGTAACCGAATCCCAAGAACTTAGTATAAGCTCCCAGGGTTAAGTTATACTTCTTCACCAGTTCCAAAGAAGCCGACAAGCTGTGTCGGGCTACTAATAGTTCTGGCAAAGGTACTGCACTTACGTCTTCCCCCTTCAGGAAAGTACGTTTTGCAAACTCAAGCCCATCTCCATATAAGGAGACCATAGACTTATGATCCCCAATGGTGACCCCAAGGTCATCCATTAAGGACCTGTACTCCATGGCTACGTCGCGTCCGAGGATTACTATATCGTCACCTAAGACGGCATAGTCCTCGTACCAAGACCATGTCCAACCGTACTTCACACAAACACGATACCAGGCCCATTGCACTATGCTATGGTGGAATATCGCCAGGAGTGCCCAAGAGGACAGGGCACCCATTGGTTGACCGGAACCATATAGTAAAGAAGCATTAGGAGCAGTAAAGCCATCCTTTCTCTTGTTCACTAGATACTCCCGAGCAACTAACAGGTTGCCCCATGTCTCAGCTCCCCAAGCCCCCAGAATTGGGGACAAGAGGACTTTCTGGAACACTAATGGTAAACGATCCGTCGCCGCGGACAGATCGAACGAAAACAGCGCCCAAGTTGTACGTCGTTTGGTTTTAAGCCAAGGCCAAGATCCCATGAGCGGGAGTCTCTGCCCCGGAGTATAACCTCCAGACCGCAACTCGGATTGCCGTTTCAGCACTCGACGAATCGGTTTTAATTGGTCGAATGTACCATCCTGAGGTATTACCCTCAGCGTTTGGAAAATTGCCTTATGCAGCGGCTCCATTAGCCACTGCGTAAAACAATCTACCATCGCGAATACTCGTACCTTACCAGCCGCTTCTACCTTAAACCCTAACTTACCTAACCAATGGTTCCATGTGCTTCCGAGTTGTCTCGCTCCTTTAGCGAGAACACCCGGTGTAGCGGAAGAAAGGACTTCTCCTTTCTTTGACACTACCAGGTTCCCCGAACGGGGATCCCTTACACCTTGAGACCACGATTCTATTCTGTTAAGGACCCAAATATTTCCAGTCATCTGACACCACGCTCTTAGTGCTAATCCAAGAGGGAGATCCCAGAATTCCTTCCATACTCTAGTCGATAACAGAATAGCCACTGGGGACGTGGAGACCAATCTCACACGATCCTGTGACGATAAGACAGGACTACTCCGGAATATCAGAAAAGGCTTCGCTCGAAGCCCCTTAAGAAACTCCAAAGCACCTTCATGCAAAGCATCCGTTACAGATCCATCTTGCGACCACCGATCCCGTATCCATGTCCAGAATGACTGGCACACGAACGCAGAATACTCCGCTAACAACAACATGTTCGCCGTTGAGAACGCAGTTATGGTCTTCAAGTTAAGTTTCCCTCGTATATCCAAAACACGATATAAAGAGAAAAGACTTAACCAGAATTTTATACACAAGAAGTCTCCTGCCCGAATGCGAATACGATGAAGCTTAGGTATGCACCGAGGTAAACCTCCTCGGCGTGTACGGCTTACACGAGCTCCCAATGGAGCCGTATTAGCAAGGCGCTGGCCTGCTACTGACTGTTGCAGCAAAGTGTGACAAGATTTCAGGTAGATGACCAGAAATCTTATACCACCCTTCTTTGCAAGGTCATAGCAAAGTCGTGAGAATGTGATTAGTACTTTCACCATCGACAGATTATCTTTTAACCCTATCACTCTTGGTATCATGATCAACACCTTGAGCAACGGGCGGCCCAGTTTTACTTGGACCATGCCATTCACGGAACCCCCTAAACTATGCAACCGTTCTTTCAGACGGTCAATCTCTTGACTATTTGTGAAGAATGTTTTCATAGTAAATATATTAGGGTGTCCCCTGAAACTTCGGTTTCCTCATCCCAGTCGAACTGGGTGAGGGCCGCAGGCAGCCGTGATCGGCGTCAGAGAACCTGTTGAGGCTTCTTCTCTCTTATTACCTCCTGAAATCATTCCCCCCGGATCCGCCATTTGACGGACCCATTTCAAGCCCGAATACACGGAACTCTAGGAACAACCTCAGGGTAACAGAGGTAAGACCTCTCACTCCCGATGTAATACCAACATTTAAGTTTTACCCACTCTGGGCTACCCATAACTCGAGAATCTTCTCCCGGTCACGGGCGGTATCATAATACTCTAAGACACTAGACCTAGCATCCTGAAGCATTCACTCCCATTTCTGAGAGCCATCGTGAGCGAATCACATTTCGCTTGGGGTCCACCCCTTAGGTACATGCCAGTTAAGGCACGCACTCTGAAGGAGCGGTTCTGCCGCTTCGACAGAGGGAAGGAGACTTC